TAAAAGCTTTTAGTTATCTATTGATGAACGATAAGCCTAGAGATGCAAAATATATCACTGATAATGACTTGCTTCCAAAACAACATCCAAAATCCACAAAGGATTAGTTATAACAAGATTTGATGATGAGCTCGTTGATGAAACAGCTCTTCATTGCCAAAACAACCGACATGGTCAGTCGAACATTCTTCACTGACCACAAACCTTTTAGGAGAAATTAATGAGCAATTCAATAGTTGAAAAACTTTCTGATGAGCGAAATAACCTATGGGAGCAAATGAAAGAACTCAATGATCGTGAGATCAATGAGGAAAGATCATTGGATGCAACTGAAAAAGAACAATGGGATAAGATGAACGACAGAATGTCTGAAATCGATGCTAGAGTTCAAGAACTTGCATCAGTGGAAGAAGCTAACAAAAAAGCTGAAGACACAAGAGCGATCTTTGATAATACATCTGCTCCAGTCATTGAAGAAAAAGAAGAAGCTCCATCTGATGGAGAAATCTTAAGAGCAATGGCACAAGGCGAAGTTAGATCTCACGAATTTGAAAAGAGAGACTTAACTGTCGCTGGAGATGGTGGACTCGTTCCTCAAGGTTTTTATGACCAAATAATTGCGAAACTAGATGAGAACGCTACTGTTCGACAATTCGCCACTGTGATCAACACAGCTGGAGGAGAAGACATCAAGTTTCCTACAATCACAGCTCTCTCAAGTGCATCACTTGTCACTGAGGGATCTGCAATTAGTGAGAGCGATCCAACAAGCTCTTCAATAACACTAGGAGCATTTAAATATGCTTATCTCGTGCAAGTATCTTCAGAGCTTTTAGCTGATGAAGGTGTTGACATCGAGGGCTTCCTTGCCAACGACTCTGGTCGTGCATTAGGCAATGGAGCTGGTGCAGACTTTGTTGGTGGAAATGGTTCAAGCAAACCTCATGGTGTAGTTGATAAAGCATCTGCTGGTGTCACTTGTGCATCCGCAACTGCAATCACTTCTGATGAAGTCATTGATCTATATTATTCAGTCACAGCTCCTTATCGAGTAAATGGTGCTTGGTTAATGAATGATGCAACAGTGAAAGCTATTAGACAACTTAAAGATTCTAATAACCAATATCTGTGGCAACCATCATTGCAATTAGGAAATCCAGACAACTTGCTTGGATCACCTATTGCAACTGATCCTAATGTTGAAACAATTGCAACAGCTAAGAAAGTTATGGCTTTCGGAGATATGAGCAAATACTTCATTAGAGAAGCTGGTGGCATTCAAGTAGATCGATCAGTGGACTTTGCTTTCGCTAACGATTTAGTCACATTTAGATTCATCTATCGTGCTGATGGGGATCTTATGGACTCAAATGCTGTTAAAAGAATGGTTATGGGTTAAACCAAATCAATCTAGTCATGCTCTGGCGACAGAGCATTGACTGAGACATTTAGTTCGTTTCTATATTGAACTAATCTCTGCTTCCAAAGAACTGAGTGTCTCAGTGAATTAAAGGAGGATCTCAATGAAGATCAAAATGAAAATGGATATGGGTGGACTTTATAATGGTCAACCAATTCCAAAAGCTGGTGAGATCTGGGACACAGATAAAGCAAATGCTGTGGATCTCATCGAAAAAGGTTATGCAGAGCCAGTAAAGTCTGCTCCAAAGAAAACAGCTGATTCAAAAGCTGGAAAGGAAAAATCATAGTGCCTACTCATTATGGCGGTATGAAAAAGAAGAAAAAGAAAAAAGGATCTAAGAAGAAAAGATGATCGGTTATTCAGTTGGTGAGGGAACTACTCACATATTTAAAAACTCATTAGGAAGAATCTATGTGAATGCCTATGTTGATGGAACATTGACAGATGCTTCTGCAAATGTCACTTGCACAGTCACAGATGAAAATGGAACAGTCATCCTTAATGGTGTCACTGCTACATCTGATGGGACTGGAAAATATTTTGTTGATCTAGGTATCTCAAACACAACTGATGTGAACAAGCTATATGCTGAATGGACTGGAACTTGGGAATCTGTATCTCAGAAATTAAGAACTAATCACGAGATTATGGGATTTCCATTATTCACTGAAGCTCAAGCAAGAGCTTTTGATATAGCTCAACTTTCTTCTGCTAGTGATTATCCAGATGCAGATATCTTTGATGAAAGAGCTAGGATCACAGATCTATTAGAGCAATGGACTGGAGTTTCTTGGACATCAAGATATAACTTGAAGAAAATGTCTGGAGATACAACAAGGATCCTAAGTGTTCCAAACTTTCATGTGACTAAAGTGATCAGTGTTAAGATCTTGGGTGAAACAATTGCAACAAGCAATTTCGAGATCGATGAAGATGCTGGATTCATTCACAGAATAGATGGACACTTTCCAGAACCTACTTCTGAATATCCTTTGCCAGTAGTCATTGAATATGAACATGGGTGGGATTATGTCAAGAATGGTGTTGATCGTATTGGTCTCAAGCTTCTACAAGATAGGATCATAAGTTCAAACATTCCAGATAGAGCCACATCGTTTAATGATGAACTAGGAAACATCGCACTTGTCACACAAGGCGGAGGATTTAAAAATCCAACTAGGATCCCAGAAGTTAATCAATGGATCGATGAAAACTCAGAAAAAGTCTTTGGTGTTTAAATGGCTGTTGGATCTGTTGTTAAGACTGTTCGAGATAATTTAAAAACACAGTTAGATGCTAGATCAAACCTTAGTGGTGTTGCGATCTTTAAATATGCTCCGCTTGAATCGAACAACAAAAAAGAATTTATATATTTAGGTGATGCAAACTCCTCAATGGACTTTCAAGCATTCGGCTCTGTTTATGAAGAAGATATTGATCTAAAAGTCTTCATTTATGTTTTAAGAGCTGGAGCTGGGGACTCTGTCGCCTCCACAACTGAAAGCAGAGCCCTAGCACTAGCTAATGAAGTTATTGATCAGCTTTCAGATGATGCAACGATCAATGGAGCTGTTCTTGTTTCTCGTATGAGAAATATGACAATTGAGAACACTCTTTCTGATGAGGGAAGAGTTTGTGTTATTGAAATGGATATTGAAGCAGAGGCAGAAACATCGGAGTGATTATATGTCAAAAATAAAATATGTCGCAATCGTAGATTGTGAGATCAAGAAAAAAGAATTCAAAGCTGGTGAAACAGTTAATGTTCAAGTGCCTCGTTGGATGGTGCTTCAGAACCTTGTATTGCCAGAAGATAAAGCCAAAAAGTTAGAAGAGGAATAATATGTCATTTTTAGCAGGAAAAGACACCAGTGTCTTATTTGGAGCATTTGATCTAAGCTCCTATTTCAATTCATCAAGTTTCTCTCGTGATCAAGCTGTCAACGAGACAACAACCTTTGGCTCAGATCAAGCCACTTATATAGCTTCGCTTGAAACAGCAAACATCACTCTCGGAGGTTTCTTCGATGGTGACACTGATGCAGTCGATGAAGAACTTCAAGCTGTTATCGGATCAGCAACAGCAACTCCCCTAACAATTTATCAAGGTGGAACAACTGCTGGAAATAAAGCGAGTTTATTAAATTCTAAAATACAAAACTACACAATTGATTCTGCGGTTGCAGATGCAGTTGGAGTTAATGCTTCATTCACTGGAGATAATTTTGGAAATGGTGTGAGCTTATATGCTCTAACCAACACAAGTGCAACAGCTAATGCAACAGCTGTTGATCTTGGTGCTAGTTCAACATTAGGCGGACAAGCACACATTCATTGCACAGCTCACAGCTCTGCAAATATGGTCGTGAAGATACAATCATCAGCAGATAACACATCTTTTGCAGATGTTTCTGGATTTAGCTTCACAGCATTAACTGGGACAACATCACAAAGAATCGCAACCACAAACACAGTCAATCGTTATGTTCGCATAGTGACAACTGTGACTTCTGGATCAGCAACATTCTCTGTGGCTTATGCCCACAACTTGAAATAAATTAATTTAGTTTAGGAGAAATAAAATGGCTTTCAAAAGCGGAAAGAACTCGTTCTTCTCAGTAGATGGAACAGACATATCTTCAAAAGTTGACTCGCTCTCTTTATCAAGAGATGTGAACACCTTAGAGACAACAAGCTTCGGATCAGACCAAGCAACATTTGTTGTCGGCATTGAGGGATTAAGCATTTCTGGATCTGGAAGTTATGATTCAACAGCTGATGGAGTTATGGCTGGATTTTTTGATGGATCAACAGTCGCATTCGACTATCGACCAGATAACACATCCTCAGCTCCCAAATACACTGGGAATGCCTTTGTGACAAACTACACACTTGATTCAAATGCCACTGACAAAGTGTCATTTAGTTTCAGTCTCATTGTCACTGGTGCTGTGACTAGAGGAACAGTCTAAATTTAATGGTCTCTAAAAGAAAGAGACTCAAACGAACTGCAAAAGGTCTGGGAACTCTGATCGAGGTTTCTGGTGTCGATATTGCACACCAGAAAAGATTGATCGAGCTTCTCGGATCTGATGCTGTCAAAATATACAAACAATTCAACTTTCAATTCGCAGACAATATTGCGGATGATGTTAGGAAAGAACTTCCAAAAGACTCTGGAAAGTTAGTTGCATCTGTTCGTGCTACTAAGACCAAACAAGGAGCTTCGTTTCGTGTTGGTTATAAAAGCAGAATAACTTATGCAAGACTCCAAGAGTTCGGTGGATTCAATCCTTATGGAGGAGCTTTTAGAAGAGCTCGAAGATTATACAAACCTAAAAAGAAAGAGGGATATTTCATATTCCCATCTGTTAGAGATCGACTTCCAGAAATGCAAAGAGATTATGTGAGAAGACTTAACAAGTTAGTCTTGCAACTTTATGGAAGAGCTGGACAAGGCAGAAGGTTAGGTGGAAAGAGTTAGAGGACAAATATGGCAGAAGAAGAAAAATCAAATCTTCCAGTTATTGTTATCGAGGATAAACAATATCTTTTGGATTATTCAGATATAACTGGAATTGAATGGAGAGAGATCAAGAAGTTAACTGGTCTCAACTCTATGGAGGCAATCGCACAAACATCAATGATGGACTTTGAATCATTAGCTTCGATAGTTTATATCTTTGCTAAAAGGGAGGATAAGAATGTCAAATATGAAGAGATCTTGGGAAAACTCACAATTGAGTCAATCAAGAATGAAGAGGATTTGGATCAAGATATCCCAAAAGCTTAAGGGCAAGATATAGGAAACATCTTCCAGCTCTTGCTCACTTTTTCGGAATACAAGCTTGGGAACTAGAAAGACTTTCAATTGGTGAGATCAATGAATATCTCACACAACTCGATGATTATATAAGGAACAGAAATGGCTAGAGCAAACAGTCAAATTAATGTCGCTATTGCATTAGATACAGCTCCTCTTGAAGCTGGTCAGAAAAGAGCGATCAGACAATTTCAAAAACTAGGATCAGCTGGTGATGTCGCCAAAGGTGGTCTTAATGTAGTTGGCAAAGGAATGAAAACAGTTGGACTCTTAGGAACAGCTATGGCTGGAACTATTGGAGTCGCATCTGCAAAGATGATCGAACTTGGATCTGATGCAGAAGAAAGTGCAAACGCTTTCTCTGTGACATTCAAAGAAGCAACAGATTCATTATCTGGATTCGTTGAAGACTTCTCAGCAAAAGCTGGTTTCACACAAGCAGAACTTCAACAGCTCTTATCTTTCACTGGTGGAGTTGTTAATGGTATGGGTGCAAGTGCTGAAGCTTCTTCAGAGTTTGCTAAACAGATCGCAGTTCTTTCTGGTGATATTGGATCTCTTAGAAACATAGATCCATCAGATGTTTTGGAAAGAATAACCAAATCTTTAACTGGTGAACGAGAGGGATTGAAACAGCTCGGAATTGTTTTAAAGCAAACTACTGTTGATCAGAAAGCTTTGACAATGACAAACAAGTCAGCAGTCTCAGAACTGACTGAACTTGAAAGAGCACAAGCAACTTTGACTTTGATCCAAGAACATTCATCAGATGCACTTGGTGACTTAGATAGAACATCAGATGGTTTTGCTAACACACAGAGAAGATTAAAAGCTGAGTTAAGAGAAACAGCAACATCAATGGGAAATGTTCTCATGCCAAGTGTTAATGAACTTCTTCCAGTGATCTCTGATCTAGCAGAGAAAGTTCTTCCAAAGATGGTTGAGATGTTTGAGAAAGGTGTCACAGCTGTTAGAGAGTTCATGAAAGAATTTGGATCAGATATTCTTGCTGGACTACAAAAAGGCTTTCAAGCTTTCAAAGACATTGGAACAATTGTCGGAGAAGCAATATCAAGAATTATAGAATTTATAAGAAACAACAAAGTCCTTGCAAAACTGTTTGGAGAATTGACTGATTCTGGCGATGGTTTTCTCACAAAGCTCAATGAGATCGCTGAGGGAATAAGAGCTGAAAATCTTGCTGAAGAAAGAGCTGAAAGATCTCGTGAGAGAAGAAGACAGCAATATATGAACAACACAGATGCAACTGAGGAACTAACAGATGCAACTGATGAACTAACTGATGCGATCGAAGAGAATACTGATTCTGTTGAGGATCAAGTTGATGAGATCCAGTTTGGTGCTGTTGAATTTAATAAATACACAAGTTCGATCCAGAAAGCTTTATCTTCAATAAAGACTCTCACTGGTTTGCAAGAACGAGGAAAGAGAGAACAAGAAAGACTTGATGAAGCAACTGCTGAATTAGAAGAATCTAACATTGCTGTTGCTAATGCTCAGATGAATCTTGGAAGAGCA